CGATCTGAAGTGGTTGTGGCGGGCGTGGACGGCGGGGGACTGGACGACCTCTATGGACTCAACGTAATGGGCAGGGATCGCGACACAGGCCAGTGGATGTCATGGGAACATGGGTACGTCCACCGGGATGTGCTGGATTTGCGCAAAGACATCGCGCCGAAGCTGTTGGACTACCAGAAAGAGGGGGATCTGACCATCGTGGACCTGATCGGGGAGGACACGGCAAAAATCACTGAAATCATGCTGCAATTGGAACTTTCCGGCCTGCTTTTTGCCATCGGATTCGACCCTAACTCTTTGGGCGGCTTGCTGTCTGAGCTAGAAGCTGCTGGAATTCCCGAAGAAAAGTGCATTCGGGTCAACACCGGCTGGAAGTTGGCGGCATCGATCAAGACTGCAGAACGCAAGCTTGCGGAGAAGATCATCGTGCATGCGCATCGCCCGATCATGACGTGGAATGTCGCGAACGCAAAGTGCGAACAGAAGGGTAATGCAGTCGTTATTACGAAACAGAAAAGTGGTACTGCCAAAATCGACTTGTTGATGGCGTTCTTCAACTCGGTTGAATTGATGATGGGCAACCCACCGTCGCAGTACGTCGATCCTAACTTTGATTCTATGGTGATGCTGGGATGAAAAGCGCGTTGAGTTTACTCACCAACTTTGGCGGTGCCCTGTTCGAGGAAATCCGCGGCGGCTGGCGCACCGTAGGCGCACCCGGCGGCCCAGGAGCATTCGACAGCGGCGACTACGGGAGTGATAGCCTGTATCCGTTCGTAGGTGTCGGCGGCGCGCTGAAACTATCAGCGGTGCATGCGTGCGTGTTCCTGCGTGCGGAATCGGTGGCGAGCATGCCGCTGCATATCCGGGACACGAAGAAAAACATCGTGACTGATCACGATCTGTACTACCTGCTGCACGATTCGCCCAATTACGATCAGACGAATGTGGAATACACCAGTGCGGACATCGTGAAAACGGACATGCTGGGCAATGCCTACAGCCTGATCGACCGCCGCCGCGACAAGACGGTGCGTGCACTTACGCCGATCCCGATGGATACCGGCGTGGTGATGGCCGTGAGCGACAAGGGGCGAGTGAGCTACAATATCAACGGCGAAGATTACGACAGCGAAGAGGTATTGCACCAAAAGGGTTTCAGTCTGGACGGTTACACCGGCCTGTCTCGCCTGCAGACCGGTCGCCGCATTCTGTCCGCACAGGTCACTGCGGACGATACCGCCATGCGCACCTTCAAGAATCAGCTGAAAATCGGCGGTTTCTTCAAGGTTCCACCCACACAACAGCCGCTGGACGAAATCAAGTTCAATCAGTTTCAGAATCGCATGCGTGCGTATAATGATCCGGTCAACCAGAATCGCTGGATGCCGTTGCCGCCGGGCTGGGAGCCGATGAACGGGTCCAATTTCCGTATTACGATGGCCGATGCGGAAGTTTTGGCGAGCCGGTACTTCGGTATCGAAGAAATTTGCCGGCTTTTCAACATTCCCCCGCCGTTGATCGGTCATACGGACAAGGCATCGTCCTGGGCGTCGAGTGTTGAAGCGCTGAACATGCATTTCTTGATGTACTCGCTCGCACCGACGCTGATTCGTCGTGAAAAACGATACGCAATGCAGTTGCTGTCTGCCGATGAACGCCGGAAGTTCTTCCCGCGGTACTCCGCTGAAGGGCTGCTGCGTGTCGATACCAAATCGCGATACATGTTCTATGCGTCCGGCCTGCAAAACGGCTGGCTGTCGATCAACGAAGTGCGCGACATGGAAGATCGGATCAGCATCGGTGCGTATGGCGATGAGTTCCGTGTGCAGTTGAACATGGCGCAGGCCAGCCAGGAAGGCCAAAGTGACAATGCAACAGCAGGCAAGTAATCTATTCTGCAACCAGCACGGGACACCGCAATGAAGATGAAGTATCTGGATCGTCCTTTTGAAGTAAAGGATATGGATGGGAAAGGTCGTTTCACCGGATACGGCTCGGTATTCGATGAACTGGACTCCTATCGGGAGCGCGTCAAGCGGGGTGCGTTCAAGAATACCCTGGCGAAATTCAAGTCGCTCAAGCGCAAGGTGCCGATGCTGTGGCAGCATTCGAGCCGCGAGCCGATGGGCGTGTACGACGAACTCAAGGAAGACAATTACGGGCTGTACGTGGAAGGTTCCATCAACATGAAAACCCAAGTCGGCATCGAAGGGTATGCGTTGATGGAACAGGGTGCGTTGTCCGGTCTGTCCATCGGCTACGACACCGTGATGTTCAAGGACGATCAGAATGCGTTGGTCCGTGACCTGATCGAACTCGATCTGTGGGAGATTTCTCCGGTTACGTTTCCTGCCGGCGATAGTGCCCGTATCCAGACGGTCAAATCGTGGGACGAATTGACCACCTTGCGCGAATGCGAGGATGCGTTGCAGAATACGTTCGGCCTGTCGTCGTCTGAAGCGACGAAAATGGTCGCACGCATCAAAGCTGCCAGCGGCACACAGGGGGAACCTGTGAAACAGTCGAAGGGCTTGCAAGACCTGTTTCAAGAACTGAAATCTTTTTCCCTTTAACTGAGAGGTTACACAATGAATACCAGTATCGATGACCCGGAAGCGCTTGCCAAGGCCATGAAGGATGCGTTGGCGCTGATCAAGACCAAGACTACCGATTTGGACGAAATCGGTAAGGACATGAAGGGTCGCTTGGAAAAGGGCGAAGCTTTCGGTCAGAAGTTGCAGGAGTCCTTCGACAAGCAAGCCGAAATGGTGAACAGCCTGAAGGCGCGCTATGAAGAATTGGAACAGAAGGCCATCGCTGCGACCAAGCAGCAGCACTCGGGCCAGAAGTCCTGGGGCCAGCAGCTGGTTGACAGCGACCGTTTCGCCGACTTCCAGGAAGGTGCCAGCGGCAGCAAGACTTCGTTCCGTTGCCAAATCAAGCAGATCGATACCGTAGCCGCCGGTGGTACCGCTGGTGCCGGTTTGATGGCTCCGGCCTATCGTGACGGCGATCTGGTTCGCATGCCGCGTACCGAACTGACCATCGAAGACCTGCTGAACACCATCAACATCACCACGTCGTCGGTGGACTTCGCCAAGCAGACCGTCCGTACCAACGCCGCCGCGCCGGTGGCCGAAGGCGCGCAGAAGCCGTACAGCAACTACAAGTGGGAAAGCGACACCGTGCCCGTGCGCACGCTCGCCCACCTGGCGAAGCTGACCCGGCAGGCGATCATGGACGCACCGCGTCTGGTCGGCGAAGTGGACAGCGAAATGCGCTACGGCCTGGGGCTGGTCAAGGAAACCCAGTACCTGTACGGCAACGGCGTCGGCCAGAACCTGCACGGCATCATGCCGCAGGCGACCGCCTTCGCACTGCCGGCCGGGATCACCCGCGGTGAAATCAAGTTCCTGTCGCGCGCCGACATCCTGCGTCTGGTGATGCTCAACATCCAGCTGCGCGGTGGCATCGTGGACGGTTTCGTGGTCAACCCGGTGGACTGGACGCTCATCGAACTGACCAAGGATCAAAACGGCGGCTACATGTTCGCCCGTCCGCAGAGCGGCCTGACCACCCCGTCGCTGTGGGGCCAGCCGCTGGTCGCCACTCCGGCGATGGCCGCGGGCGACTTCCTGGCTGGCGGTTTCAAGTTCGGCGCCACCGCGTACCGTCGTATGGGCGTGGAAGTGCTGATCAGCACCGAGAACGATGTCGATTTCGAGCTGAACTTGGCGACGATGCGTGCGGAAGAAATGATGGCGCTGGCCGTCAAGCGTGCGTGGACGTTTGAAAAGGGCACGTTCGGTGCGGCGATCACTGCGGTGAATGCGGCGGCGTAATCACTTCGCCTGCCATGTGATAGAGTAAACAAACGGCACCCTTCGTAGGGTGCCGTTTTACCATCAACCCAGGAGACAAACCGATGCGTGCAATCCTCAACCAGACCGTGCAGATCGCGGGTTTCGCCAAGCCGGTTCCCACCGGTGCCGTGGTCACCGTCGTGGACGAAACCGAAGCGAACCAGCTGTTCGCGCGTGGCTACATGACCAAGACCACCAAGGAAGCCACCCACGATCATCTGTCGATCTCGGCCGAAGCCGAAGCCGCGGCCGAAGCCGCCGCCCAGGTGGAAGTGCAGAAGAAGGCGATCCGCGAGGCCGACGCCGACAAGCCGGCGGTGATCGATACCAAGTTCACCAAGGCACCGCAGAAGGCGTAACCATCATGGCTATGGAACTTGTCACGCTTGAGCAAGCCCGCATCCACTGCAAGGCAGACGGTGAAGATGATGATCTTCTGCAAATTTACCTTGAGGGTGCACAGATCGATGCTGTGGTATCGCTCAATCGTGATGTTTTCCCGAGCCAGCAGGCGCTTGATGCAGCCATTGCCGCTATCCCGGCGGCAATGGTTTCTGCCCGTGAAGCACGTGATGAAGCGTTGGCGGATGCACAAACGCTGATGGATTACGATGATCGTGTGGAAGCGATCAGACTTGCTACGGATACATACCAGCTGCAGCGCATCAAGTGGTACCAGACTCGCAACGGCATCGTGATCGATGACCACATTCGTGGTGCGATCCTGATGACCGTGCAGCACAGCTACCAGAACCGCAGCAACGTTGTTGCTGGTGCGAGTGCTGCAGCAACGGTGGTGCCGCAGTCAGCGATGTGGATCTATGAGAAGCGGCGCTACATGGGGGAAACGTTGTGAGCGAAAATGCTGGCGAGTACAACGTGTCCATTCGGATCGAAGAGCGCACCGGTGCCAAAGATACCAGCGGCCAGCTGCTGGACGAATGGCAGACCGTGCACGCTCGCCTGTGGGCCAAGATCAAAGGCGAAAGCGGCATGTCCAATGTCCGCCGAGCGGCAGAAGACGTTGGCGTGTTGATCACGCCTGTCCGTCGAAGCGTGCGCATTCGCTACCGCACGGATATCGACGAAGGAATGCGCGTCGTGGTGATCCGTACCGGAGATATCTACGACATCCTCAAAGTGTTACCCGATGATGTGGGTCGTGAGTACACCGACTTGGTCTGCGAGGCAAAGGGCAATGACGGTTGATGTCAGCGAATGGATCAAGGCGTTTCAAGGTTTGGATGACCTGAAAGAATCTCTTGCCCGGCGCATGGGGGTCAGTGCCGGGCAAATTGTTCGTGACGATGCTAAGGAGCGTGCGCCTATCGGCGACCCCTACAAGGATGGCTACGGTGCAGCATGGAAAACCGGTAGCGATGATCCTGGCGCGCTGAAGGAAGCCATCTATCTTGCGTTCAATGAAAAACAGTCGAACGCGGTTACGGTGGTCTATAGCGTTTCATGGAACGCCAAAAAAGCGTTTTGGGGTGTCTTTAAAGAATTTGGTTTCGTCATGCAGTACGCGACCTTCGGAAATAGCGGCAGCGGTTTTTGGACGGACAAGTCTTATAACCAAGAGAACCGGCCGTTGCAGATCAAAGCAGAACCGTTTTTGGCGCCGGCGTTGGACTCGAATATTTCCAAGATTCGCGATGCAGCACTGAACCGCGGCAAAGAGGAATTCCAAAAGTTGCTGCAGGAGATTAAAACGTGAACCTTGAAGAGAACATGATTCAAATTCTGTCGTCGCTGGTCGGAGGCAAGGTATTTTGGGATCAGACACCGGACGTGGTACCCAAGGGAGATTTCATTATTCTTTCTCGCGTCGGCGGTCGTGCGGGGTGGTACATGGAAAATGAAATCCCCGACCACAAACACGCACGCTTGCAGGTCACCGCTTTCAGTGATCGTAGCGCGCAACGTGAGTACCTCGCAGATCAAATTGAATACCGGATGGCGCATGCAGGTTTCCCGGCGTGCGAACCGCAAGGAAGCTGGCGCGGCTTTTCGGAGCCGTCTTTCAAAAAGTACGCCTGCCTGTGGCAGTTTGGCGTTTGGTATAAACCCGATGTACCCTAAGCCCCTGTAACACCCACACTCACTGTCGAGAGGAATATCACCATGTCGTCCCGTTTCGTAAATGGCACCCGTTTCGCGGTTGCGCCCCTGGCAGCACTGAGTGTTGCGATCAGCGCGATTTCCAACGCCAACCCGGCCGTCGCGTCCACCACCACACCGCCCGCCACCGGTTCCATCGTCGTGGTGATTTCCAACTGGCCTGGCATGACCGATGTGCCCGCGCGCGTGGGCACGGTCGTCGCCGGTACCAGCTTCGTCATTGAAGGCTACGACACCACCAATACCGGCCTGTATCCGGCGGGCGAAGGCGGTGGCGTGTTCAAGGCGACGCAGGCGTTCGTGTCGCTGTCTCAGGTGCGTGAAGTCACCACCGAAGGCGGCGATCAGAACTACTTCGATTACCAGTACGTCGAAGACCGCTCGAACCGTCAGCGCCGCAAGCCCACGTACAAGTCGGCGATGGGCTACAACATCGTCATGGACGAAGACAGCGATCTGCCGTGGTTCGAGGCGCTGCGTGAAATGGACGCCCAGGGCGAACAGGTCGTGCTGCGCGAGACGATGCTCAACGGCGACGTGATCTATTACGTCGGCACGGTTTCGTTCAACGCAATCCCCAGCAAGACCCTCAACGAGAACAGCACGGTCACCGCGTCGTTCTCGATCAACTCCGACCCGATCCGTTACAAGGCGACCTAAGCCATGCTGAAGAAGAAAACCCCCGAAACCATCCCCGCCACCCTGACGCTGGAAGCCCAGGGTGAAAAGTTCAAGCTGCCGATGGTTTACAAGAATCTCAACGCGGTGGCCTACGATGCGTTGGTGGAAAGTGCGGTGGCCCAAGCCAATGGCGATCAGCGCCGGCAGAACGCCATCGTGGTGCTGGGCCTGATCGAGTCGTGGGAATCGGAATACGACCTCACCGTGGATGGTCTGTTGGAAGCGGAAGATGACCGCCCCTACACGATCCTTGCGCTGCTGGGTGGCTTCTTTGAAGCCCGTCAGGTCCAACGTGTAAAAAACTGAAAGAGGCGGTGACGTGCTATTACTGGTCACCGCCTTCAGAACAGGAGCTTGCGAAATACGGGGGAATAAAAACGGCTGAAGATTTCCCCGAACCTGATATCGATGTGTGGGAAGAAAATTGGGAAGCGTTGCAGCTGTACATTCGGAATCAATCGCAGTGGCGTGCGGGTCCACGTGGGATCATCGGTTTGGATTACAACGTGATTTATACCGACATGACATTGCGAGAAATTCCGATGCATACGCAAAACGAACTCATGGACAACCTGCGTATCATCGAAGGGCAAGCACGAAAAGAACTTTCCAACCCCGCCTAGTGCGGGGTTTTTTCGAGGAAAAGAAATGGCTAGCGACTCTATCGGTACTGCGCGCGTAGATATCGTTATCGATCTGGCGCAATACGAACTGGCGATCAAACGCGCGAAGAACGCAGCCACAGGATTTGGCGAGGACGCAGAAGCTGCGTTTGACGGTCAAAATTCTGCAGCCAAGCGTGCGGCTCGGTCGCTGCTGACTTACGTGGCAAATCTCGGGAAGACCCGAGAAGAAACCATGTTGCTGAAAGCTGCCGGCCAGGGGGTGGACGCTGAAATTATCAAAGCTGCTACCGACGCCATCAATAATTATCGTGCTGGCGTGGCTGCGACGGCGGCAGAACAGGCGAAATTGAACGCGCTCCACAGCGAGGCGCAAACGTGGGATACGGAGCGTACCCGCCAGCAGAGCACCGGTGTGAACTTCGACGCCGAAATGCGGGCCGCGGAGACTGCCAGACGCCGTGCTGACGCGACCGAAGCGCTGACCTTGGCCCTCATGCGCCAAGA